AAAGCAAGATTTGGCTATTAAAAAGAATAGAGAATAAAAATGGCAAAAAATTTAATAGATGTAGGTATTAACCTAAACGATGGTACTGGCGATAACTTACGTACAGCTGGTACGAAAATTAACTCCATGTTCCAAGAGGTTTATGACGTCTTTGGTGACGGCACAAACCTATCCAATCTAGCGTCTAATCTACACATCGTCAATGATTATGCACCACAGTTGGGTGGTAATCTTGATATGAATGGTTACCTTATTCAAGGTAACGGTAGCATTAACATCCTTTCGAATATTATCACAAGCACTAATCTAGTTGCAGTTGGTGCTGTTCAAGCATCTACCGCTGCAATTAGTGGCAATTCAACATTCGGTGGTGCAGTTACTATCAATGGAACTACCACTGGTACTGTTGGTAACTTTACAACATCGGTAACAACTGGCACTCTTAATGCTACAACAGAATTGCAGGTTGTTGGACCAGCTTCTATAACTGGCGCAATTACTAGTGGTGCTGCTGGTTCTAAGATTCGTTTTTACTATGCAAACACAGCAGCATTCCCATCGGCAACTACTTACGAAGGTGGATTAGCATTTGCTGAAGATACAAATCGTATGTACTTTGCAACCGATACAAATTGGTTGTCACTTGCTCCAGAAGCCAGTCCTGCATTGACAGGTGTGCCTACTGCACCTACTGCAGTAAAGGCAACTAACGATACTCAAATCGCAACAACAGCGTATGTTAAAGATGTTGTTTCTGATTACGCACCATTGGCGTCACCAGCACTTACTGGCAACCCAACTGCACCTACTGCAGCAACAGCTGACAATGATACAACGATTGCCACAACAGGACATGTTTGGGCAAATCGTAATGAACTTCAAGCTAACATAGATTTAAAAGCACCATTAGCGTCACCTTCGTTAACAGGTGTGCCAACTGCACCTACTCAAGCAACTGGTACTAGAGCAAGTGATGGTGCTACTACTCAAATTTCAAATAGTCAATATGTTCGAAATGTTGCAACTGAAATTTATAATGCTGTAGATCTTAAAGCGCCATTGGCTTCACCAGCACTAACTGGTACACCTACTACACCTACCGCTGCTGCAAACGTAAACAACAATCAGATAGCATCTACACAGTATGTTACAACTGGCATCGGTGCTGCTGTTAATACAATTAATACTGCGCTTGCCCTTAAAGCACCATTGGCTTCTCCAGAATTAACAGGAACGCCATTGTCTCCAACTCCAGGAACTGGAGACAACTCAACCAAGATATCAACAACTGCGTTTGTTAAAACTGCGATTGATGCTAGATTCTCACTTGAAGATTTAACACAGTATGCTAAGTTAAATAGTCCAGTGTTTATTGGAACACCAGTGTCACCAACTCCAGGAACTGGAGATAATACAACAAAGATATCAACTACTGCTTTCGTCAAAGCTGCGATTGATGCTAAAGTTACTGATCTAAATTTATCACAATATGCTCCTAAAGCAAGTCCTACTTTTACTGGTGTTCCACTGGCACCCACTCCTGCTGACAATACAAACAATACTCAGATAGCAACTACTGCGTTTGTTAAAACTGCAATTTCTGCTAACAACGATATTATCTTTCCAGATAGTTATGCTCCAAAAGCAAGCCCAGCATTAACTGGTACACCAACTGCTCCTACTGCTGCACCCAATACAAATACTACTCAGATAGCAACTACTGCGTTTATTAAAAGTGCAATTGATACTAAAGTTACTGATATTAATTTAAGTCAGTATGCTAAAGTAAATTCTCAAGTATTTACTGGTACACCTACTGTTCCAACTCCGTCAGACAATAATGATACTTTACAAATTGCAAATACTGCATTTGTTCAAAATTGGACATATTCCTATGGCGATGTTCCGAAGTGGGGTGGTGCTCGTAAATATGTTAATACCAGTGCACCAATTGCAAATAATGGCGAAAATGGAGACATTTGGATTCAGCCAGGACTAGATGATGCAACTACAGTTCTTTACTCAGTTCCATGGAACAGTGTAACAAATAAACCATCATTCTTTGATGGTGCTTATAGTAGTTTATCAGGTAAGCCAAGTTTGTTTGATGGTAACTATAACAATTTAAGCAACAAACCCGTAAGTTTTGATGTTGCATCTACTCCTGTTTTTGATGGTGCGGTTGATTGGGGTGCGTTCACAAATTCAAGAAGATTTGACTTTAGAATTAAATTTGAAAATGGAATTGATGCCAGAGAATTGGTATCACCAGAACAATTTATTTCTAAAATAACTTTAAATGATTACTATACCATTTACAACTATAACAGTGCATCAACATGGACTGTTACTTTTAAAGCTGTAACTGTTTTTAAAGATGGTTATGCCAATTTTGGATTTACTTTAGGTGGTGATGGTTTACCTTCGCCAAATAAAATAAATTTGACTATTTTTAAAGTAGGCGGTAACGCAATATCTGGGTTAGTGTTGTTGTCCAATAGTGTTGTATAAAGGTAAATTATGACTCTTATCGTAGAATCAATTCGTAACGCTAAAATTAAAGACAAACATGGTCATGAGATTGAGTGTTACATAAAATATAAAAATCTTCCAGAAAGATTAACCACGTTATCTGCAGCCAGCACAGACACAGATGAAAAAGAATTATACAACAAAATTCTTTTCGGTGAGTACGGAGATATTGAACCGCTAGTAGAAACAATTACTGAAGAAGAAAGTCTTGTGCGTAGTGTTAAGGCTCAAAGAAATAAATTGTTAACAGAATCAGACTGGACACAACTTCCAGATGTTCCTGAAGAAACCAGATCTAAGTGGTTTGCTTATCGTCAAGCACTTCGTGATATAACACAACAAACTGGATATCCAAAAAACGTGACCTTTCCAGAAAAACCTGAATAAAGTAAATTATAATGGCCATCAATAAGACAGCTAGTTTAGTATTCACAGGAACACGTCGGTACTGGGATGTTCCAGATATTATTGAAGAAGGAACAATCACATATTCAATTTCTGGTGGCGGTGGCGGTACTGGAGGTAACGATTCACATCCTGGTGGAAGTGGTAGTAGTGCTGGATATGTTCGTGGATCTTTCACAATCGCTTCGGGACAAAGAATTAATGTGGGTGTCGGTGGCGCTGGTGGAAGCGGTGCAAGTACAGCAGCCAATGCTGCTGGTGGAAGTGGTGGTCAATCACTAACAGGATTTAGCGGTGGTTTCGGTGGCAAATCTGGTCAATATGGAACTTCTGGTGCAGGTGGCGGTGGCGGTGGAGCCACTGTTATTAAAATCGGCGAAACTTTAATATCCGTTGCTGGTGGAGGTGGAGGTGGAGGTGGAGGTGGAAATCTTGGCGATGCCAATGGACACCCATCACCAAGTTATCCAGTTCCAGGACAAAACGTAGATGCATTCTTAGGTCAAAATGGTGCACCACACAATGGTGATGGTGGCGGTGGCGGTGGCGGTGGTGGTGGCTGGAATGCTGGTACTGGTGGTGGAGTAGTTAGTGGTGATGTGGGTGGAAATTGTGGATATCAGGGACACAGTGCTGGTTTAAATTCTACATCTGTTACTTTTGTTGAAGACACTAGAGCAACCATAGACACCAGAGTAACGACCACAACTGCTGGATGGGTTGGTGGTGTAATATTTAATACACGTGGCCAAGAATCATTGACAACTACAGATGGAAGCAACCCACAAAATTATGCATACTCCAATGGTGCATATGGTGGCTTCTTAAATAGTTATGGTATTTGGGAAGGTGATATCGATGGTCCCACATATGATCGTACCTATAATGTTAATTTTCCAGTTGCTGGACACTATACAGTTCAGGCATCATGGGATAATGCTGGTGCCATCTATATTGACGGAGACCTGATAGTATCAAGATTCACTGGTGATGATGGTGGCACATATAGAAACATAACTGAAAATACAGTATATGTTGCTGCTGGATATCATGCTGTTCGACTATATGCAGATAACTATGGTGGACCAGGATGTATTGCATGCCTTATAACAGGTGTACCGATAGCAGCAACAACTATAACAACTGGAGAACTTATAACAACTGGATCTCTTACTACAAGAAATGCAGGTGTTGGCGCAGCTGTTAGTGGGTATGCAGATTTATATCTTACTGCCAGACTAAAACGAGGAATTCGAGTTAGAGTTAATAACACATGGACCACAGCAAAAGATATTTACACTAAAATAGATGGCGCATGGAAAAAGACATCGCAGGTTTATGTAAAAATTGATGGACAATGGCAACCTGCATATATTAGAGGTGGAGACAATCTCATAAGGTTTGAGTTCTCGTCAGCTTCAGATGGTTGGGGTGATAGTACTGGCGCACCAGCTTCTGGAACTAGTGTTGGTGGAGAACCTCCATCACCTCCTGCCGATACTGGTGGCGGTGATGGCGGTGGCGGTGGAGGCGGTGATGGCGGTGGAGGCGGTGATGGCGGTGGCGGATGTTGTTTCTTAACTACTGCAACTGTTGGCACCATGGGTTTTGCCGATGACTGTGAAGAACTAACACTGGCACGTAAACTTCGTGACGATCACATGGGTGATAAGTCTGGAGAACGTGATAAGTTGTTATATAACATATTCGGTCCAGTAATTGTCGAGCGCAATACTGATTGGAAAAGTTTTTACAATAACACTATAGTTCCATGCACCAATTTAATCAAAGACGAGAAATATAGTGATGCCAGAACTGTTTATAAGTATAATACAATTATCTTAATAGACAAGTATGCCACTCGCTATGCAGATAGGGAATTGATTGAAAAAGTATTGGATAATAAAAATATTCCATATGTTCTTAACTATGTTTTGTTTAAGACACGTTTGAAGTTGTTGATTTTGAAATTTAAAATTAAGATGGGATTGAAAAAATATGATGATAGTAAGCAACATAAAAAATGATCTTGAGAGTATAAAGCATCATCCAAAAAAAGAATTAACATCTTTATTGTGGGGTACAGTGACTGCCAATGCTGATACCATTAGTAAAGTTTTGAACAGTGATGAATATGATAGAAGTTCATTGGAACGCAAGATATTACATTATGCTGGTACTGGTAATTCTATGGTATCACAAAGTGCTGATATAGCACTTTCACGAAAAAATCTTGTTAAAAAATTCTATACAGATTCCAAAACAATAGAAATAATTTTTGATAGGGTAATGCCTTTGATTACTGAGGATTTGATAAATGGCGGTGAGATAGAAATGTTTTCTACTTTAAGAACATCTCTATCTTATATAATGCATGAAGAACTTTTAGGTATTAATTTTACTGAAGAAGATGCGCTAATTTTTAAACAGATGTTTACTGAAAATAAAACAGGTCGGTTAACCAACGATTCAGTTTATTTGCTTGCTATATTGAATATTCTTCCGCTTCCAAATGCTATGAAACAGTGGTTCACTAAAGATACAAAAAAAGTAAATACTGTCATAAACACTAAAGTAAATTTTATCTACGATAAAGCCATCCCAAGAAAAAATTCTCTTTTATCAATTTTAAAAAACGCTGTAGATAATGGCAGTTTGACTAAAGAAGAAGCACTTGGAGAAATGCGTGTTGACTTTCCTGTTGATACTTTAACGCTATCTATTTTGTGGTGCTTTTATATGTTGTCTAAGAACCCTTCTCATAAAGAAAAAATTAAAAATGATGAAGAGTATGCACGTAGCGCATATATGGAAACGCTGAGGATGCTCCCGCCAGTTTATATATTTTCCAGAGAACAAAAAACATCGAAATGTCCGTTCCATGCTGTTCTTCCAAAAAAACGTGTTTTGATTTCTATCGCTGCTGTTCATAAAATGGAAGAATATTGGAGTGATCCAGAAGAATTTAAACCAGAAAGATTTTCCAAAGGCATGACCTCTATTAAAAAAGGTTCGTTTATTCCTTTCGGTATGGGGCATAGGGCATGCCCAGGATCATCAATTGCTTTGAAAATTGCACCAAAAATAATTCAAAAGTTATTACAGAACTTTGATATCGTATTATCCAAAGAACCAGTTATCAAACGTAGAATTGAACTAACTACATATGACAATAAAATGTTCTTTAATGTTGGGAGAATTTAAATGGGTATAACAGTAGAACAATATTTAAAAGATAGAGAAGCCTGTCCTGTTTGTCGTGACCATGGTGATACCGCAGAGCGTTGTGTAACTGCATTGTTATCACGTGAGGATAACTGCATAATCTATAATTGCATCTTCTTCAATGGCAATCCTTATGATAATGATGATATACGTCATCTTCAAAATTTAAGATCAGCGCAAGCAGAAAGAATAATGCTTGCGTACTATTACAGATCTGATCCGATAGTTAAACATATCAAAATTCTAACAGGACATGATCAATATATGTTTTGGGAAATGTACTATCACAAATATGTCCATGGAATTATAAATTTTGCAAGAAATAAAGATTCTGAGAATGCTCTAAAATGCATAACAAAAATGTTGGATGAATTAGAAGCAGAATGGCATGGCTCAATATTACAACAGTAATCCTAATCTAAAAGCTGCAGCAGTTCCTGTTCAGTTTACTCAGGAACAGATTGAAGAGTATCTAAAGTGTAAAGCAGATCCAGTTTACTTTATTATTAACTACTGCTACATCGTTACGCTGGATCATGGGTTGCAAAAGTTTAATCTGTATCCCTGTCAGGTCAATAAGATAAATGTTATTCATAACAACCGTAAGGTTATTCTTATGGAAGGTCGTCAGCAGGGTAAGACAACTACTTCAGCTGCGTACATCCTTTGGTATACTCTGTTTCATGCGAGCAAAACTGTTGCCATTCTGGCCAACAAAGCTACAGCAGCACGAGAAGTGCTAAATAGATACCAAACGATGTATGAAAACCTGCCAACATGGCTTCAACAGGGTGTGACGACATGGAATAAAGGTGACATTGAATTAGAGAATGGTTCCAAAGTGTTTACCGCTGCAACTACCTCTTCTGGTATTCGTGGTAAGTCAGTTAACTTACTATACGTTGATGAGGCTGCAATTATTCCAAACACAGTGGCTGAACAGTTCTTTACGTCTGTTTACCCTACCATCTCTGCTGGTGAAACCACCAAAATTTTGTTAAGTTCAACCCCACTTGGCTACAATCACTTCTGGAAATTCTGGAATGATGCTGAACAGGGAAGAAATGGTTTCGTCAATCTATTCATACCGTACTCGGAGATTCCTGGACGTGATGAAAAGTGGGCAGAAACTCAGCGTCGTCTGTTGGGTGATTTGAAGTATAACCAAGAGGTTCTTTGTAACTTTCTTGGATCTTCTTCGACACTCATCAATGCTGATACGATTGCAAGATTGTCCTATATCCCACCGATCAAGTCGGTTAATGGATTGGACATCTACGAAGTGCCAGTTAAAGGTAGTGAAGAAGAAAAGATTAAACCGCATTCATACGTTTTAATTGCAGATACAGCCAAAGGTGTGGGTGGAGATTATTCCGCTTTCGTCATAGTTGATGTGACCGAAGCCCCATATCGAGTGGTTGCTAAATATAGAGATAATAAGATTAGTCCTATGTTGTATCCCAATGTGATCTTTAAGGTTGCAAAAGAATACAATATGGCTTACGTTTTGATAGAGATCAATTCAAGCGAGCAGGTTGCTTCGATCCTTTATCAAGAATTAGAGTATGAGAATATATTGTTTGTGACTCGTTCCACTGGAGGTCAGATAGTTTCTGGAGGTTTCGGTGGTGGTAAAACTCAGTTAGGTGTGCAAACCGATAAGAAGATCAAACGTATCGGTTGTTCTAATTTCAAGACGCTGGTTGAAGAAAATAAACTGCTCATACCTGATGCAGACATTATTTCCGAGATCACTACGTTTATTGAAGTAAAGGGATCTTATTCAGCTGATGATGGATACCATGACGATTTAGTTATGCCTCTTGTATTGTTTTCGTGGCTTACTACGAATCCATACTTTAAGGATTTAAATGATGTTAACCTAAGGAGCATTATGTATGAACAAAGAATTCAGTCAATCGAAAGTGAATTGACTCCATTCGGGTTCTATAATGATGGAAATGATGCTCAAGAACAAGTTTTAGCGAACTTCTAAAAAACCAAAAACCATAAATAAGATTACAGTATCGAGTTTACTTTTTCTCGAGTAAAACGAATAACATGTAATAAGGAGAATTACGATGCCTTTCCAATTAAGTCCAGGAGTTGCGGTAGTCGAGAAAGACTTTACCTCAATTATTCCAGCCGTTGCTACCTCTCCAGGTGCATTTGCTGGTATCTTTCAATGGGGTCCAGTTTTGGATCCTTTAACCGTAACATCTGAGAATGTACTTGCAGAGCGTTTCGGAAAACCAAATAATAACCAAGACGTTTTCAGTTCGTTCTTTACTGCTGCAAACTTTTTAAGTTATACAAATAACCTTTTGGTTGTTCGTGCTGATACAGCAAACCAAAAGAATGCTTCATGCACTGGTTTTGTTTCTAGTATCACCACTAGTAGTGCTGGTTCTGGCTATACTACTGCAGCTGTTACATTTTCTGCTCCTCAAACAACTGGTGGAACTCGTGCAACGGGAACTGCTAGTATTTCTGCTGGTACAACATCTGCTGGCACTCCAGTTGCAGTAACTAGTGTTGTAATTGCTGGTACTGCTGGTCAGTTTACATGTGCGGCTACAACACTAACAGTTGGTGATACAATTACTATCACTGGTACACTGGGTGGCACTGGAACTATTACTGGTTATACCACTGGAAAAGTTTATACAATTTCTGCTCTTACTGCTGGTAGTGGTTCTAGTGTAACTGGTTTCACCGTAACTGATGCTGGCACTCCAATTGTTACAACTGCTGGTACTCCAACTGGTTTAACTTACACTAGAGGTTTTACAGTAACAACTGGTGCGGGACAACTTTCTATTGCTATCGTGAACCCAGGATCTGGTTATACTGCTGCTCCAACTATTACTGTTACTGGTAACGGCACTGGTGCTTCATTCACTGCAGTTATTCAGGCATTTGCTGCTCCAAAAATTAAAAATGCTGCTGACTATCAGGCGACTGCGCAAGATGGCCAATTAAGCGTTGGTGGTTTTGTTGCTAAATTCCCAGGATCTCTTGGCAATTCGCTGTCATTCTCTGTAGCTGACAGTGTTTCTTATTCAGCATGGGATTATAAAGATTCTTTCGATAGTGCCCCAGGAACTTCATCTTACGCTGCATCTGTTGGCGGAAGCAATGACGAAATGCACATTGTTGTTATTGACGACAATGGCGCATGGACAGGTAGCGCAGGTACTATCCTTGAGAAATATGCTTTTGTTTCTAAAGCATCTGATGCTCGTAAATCTGATGGCACCAATAACTACTACAAAAACGTAATTAATTCAAACTCACGTTACCTATGGTGGGCAGATCATCCCCCACTAACAACATGGGGTACTGCTGCTGCTGGCGTTGCATTTGAGAATTTAACAACTGCACGTACAATATCACTTGTTGGTGGTGTTGATGATTTCGCAGCTACACCAGCTAACTACCAAGAAGGTTTTGCGTTGTTTGCCAACGATGAGTTGTATGACATTGCATTGATTCCAACTGGTCGTGTTACTGCTGCAACAGTTACTTACGTTATCAACAACATTGCTGAAGTGCGTAAAGATTGTATCGTGTTCACTTCTCCAGTTGATGTTTCTGATGCATCTGTTATTACTGCAACTGGTTCTACTGGTGCAAATAAGATCACTGCTTTCCGTGACGCATTGCCAAGCACTTCTTACGCTGTTCTTGACTCTGGTTTCAAGTATCAGTATGATCGTTACAATGACGCATACCGTTATGTTCCACTCAATGGTGACATCGCTGGTCTATGTGCTCGTACTGACTACACAAATGATCCATGGTTCTCTCCAGGTGGTATGAATCGTGGTCAGGTTAAGAATGTTGTTAAGTTAGCATTCAACCCAAGCAAGACAGAACGTGACACATTGTACAAAAAGGGTGTTAACCCAGTAGTTGCTTTCCCAGGACAGGGTACTGTTCTGTTCGGAGACAAAACTCTGTTGTCCGCTCCAAGCGCATTCGATCGTATCAATGTGCGTCGTTTGTTTATCGTTCTTGAGAAGTCTGTTGCAACTGCAGCTAAGTTCCAATTGTTCGAATTCAACGATGGCTTTACTCGTGCTCAATTCAAGAATTTGATCGAGCCATTCCTACGTGATGTTCAGGGTCGTCGTGGTATTACTGATTTCCGTGTTAAATGCGATGACACAAACAACACTGGTGAAGTTATTGACCGTAACGAATTCGTTGCCGACATCTTCATTAAACCAAATCGTTCTATCAACTTCATCACCCTTAACTTTGTTGCTGCTCGCTCTGCTATCAGCTTCAACGAAATTGGTGCCTAATTATTTAAGCAGGGGTCTTCGGATCCCTACTAAATATAAAGAACAGAATGCCCCAAGGAGATAATTAAATGGCAAATATTTCAGATTTTAAAGCGCAATTAACTGGTGGTGGCGCACGTGCCAACCAGTTTTATGTGCAACTAACATTCCCAACTTACGTTACGTTGGGTATCGTTGCAGGACAACAGGCTCAATTCCTGTGCAAGTCTGCTCAACTACCAGCTTCCACTATTGAAAACTTCGGTGTTCAGTATCGTGGTCGTGCAGTAAACTTCGCTGGCGAGCGTAGCTTTGCACCATGGTCAGTTCAGATCTATAACGACACAAACTTCAATATCCGTAATGCTCTTGAGCAGTGGTCCAACGGTATTCAGAATTTGATCGGCACAACTGGATTGACAAATCCAACTGCTTATCAGGTTGACCTTTCAGTTAACCAACTCGACCGTAATGGCGCAGTTATCAAGTCTTATACTTTCGTTGACGCTTATCCAACTGAAGTTGGTACAATTGAATTAGATTATGACACTGTTAATGCAATTGAAACATTCCCACTGACATTCCAATACAACTATTGGACTTCTAATACATCAACTGGTGCCAATGG